TGAGCGGCTCGGACCTGCGCGACTCGAACCTGAGCGGCTCGGACCTGAGCGGCTCGAACCTGCGCGGCTCGGACCTGCGCGACTCGAACCTGAGCGGCTCGAACCTGAGCGGCTCGAACCTGCGCGACTCGGACCTGAGCGGCTCGGACCTGAGCGGCATCCCGATCGTACCACATATCGACGCCGCAATCCTCGCCGCCGTCGAGGGCGAGAAGGCGCTGGGCAAGCTCGACATGACGACTTGGCATAAGTGCGAGACCACACACTGCCGTGCGGGCTGGGCAATCCAGCTTGCGGGCCCCGGCGGCGCGGCGCTTGAATGGGCGCTTGGGCCTGCGGCGGCCGGCTCGCTAATCTATCTCGCGAGCCGCCCCGGCAAGCCGATCCCGGACTTTCACGCCACCAATGAGGATGCGCTTGCTGATCTCAAGGCATGCGCTGCGGAAGATCCGATGCCGGTGGGAGAAGGCCGATGACCGATCCCCACGCCTTCATGCTCGGCGTCGCCAAGCAAGCGCTCGGCATCGACCGGCCGAAGCCCGAGCCCACGATCATCGACACGATCGTGGACATCGCCCGCGCCGGCATGGGCCAGTCGGACCCCCGCGACCCGCGCCCGGGCGGCACCTACAGCCACCCGATGTTCCGCTACCACAACTGCTCGCGGTGCGATAGCGGCGCCAAGCCGTGCCCCAAGGGCAATCCGTCGCGCTGCGACTGGCCCCACGCGAGGAACGACTAGCCATGTCCAGCGTCCCCACCCTCGTCGATCTCGAGCGCATCTACCAGACCAAGGGTAGGGCCGAGACCCTGAACGCGCTGCATCTGCGCTATGATGGCGCGATCCCCGCCGACCAGCGCGATGCAGTCAACCGCGACCCCCGGCGCAAGCCCCGCTGGACGGAGGTCGAGCGCGCCCGAGCTTTGGTGCGCTCCCGCGTCAACTACGTGCGCCAGGCCCGATCCCTGCTCGCCTGGAAAGAGCCCGTGGCGATCGGTATGCTGCAAGACGCCATCGCGGCGTACCGGCGGGCGCAGGAGATGGCACGGTGACGCCGTTGCCGCTTGAGCACGTTGCGTTGTTGGCGTGGCGCGCGGCCTCCGTTCTGCACCGCGCGCCGGACGCAATCGACCGAACCGCCGCGTCCATGTTGCTCGAACAGATCGCGGGCCTCCACAACAGCTATCCCGCCGTGGCTCGCTTCGCCAGGGCTCAGATGAGGGGGAATGCATGACTGACGGGAACGGCGCGCTTGTGGCGTCTGGCGCAGGATTAGGAACGGCCGCACCAGCGATCCCGCAGCCCGGCAGCAGCTTCCCGAAGCTAGTTTTCCCAACAGTAACCGTGAAAGTCATGATTGCTGTGACGTTCGTGTGCACGGGGCCGCAGGATGCAGAGACCGCAGAGCAAGCAGTCGACGAAGTGCTCGCGGCGCTCACCGGAGCAGGCGGGAACGTCGCCGTCAACTATGAGAGGTTACCATGACCACCCCAACCCTCACCGCCTACATCAACGACCTCGACGCTAAGCGCATCGAGTATGTCACGCACATCGGCGAGTTGAACGAGAAAATCGCCGGTCTCGAGCGCCAGCGCGACGTCGAGACGGCTTGGCACGCCGCAACCTGCGAAGCGCTTGAGGGCGCGCGCAAGCTGGTGGGGACTGACGAGGTGGCCGCAATGCCGGCCGCGCCCAAGGTTCGCGCGAAACGGCGTTCGAAAGCCGAGATGGAGGCCGCGCGCGCTAAGACGACCCAAGCAGCAACGGATGCCGGTCTCATCGCTGCGACGCCTCCCGTTCGCAACGTCGCCGCCCCCGATGACGAAATGCCAGACATCCCGGCAAACCTCAAGCGCGCGTAGGAGGCATTATGGACACCGCCGTCAAAGAGCCGGCCACGGTTGGCCAAATCCTCGACAACCTCCCCACGCCGCCAACGTCGGCGCCCTGGATGAACCCGGGCACCAGCCTGTTGCAGATCGCGATCGACCGCGGCGCCGATCTGCCGACGCTGGAACGCCTGATGGACCTCCGGGACCGCTGGGAAGCCACCGAGGCTCGCAAGGCCTACGTGGCCGCGTTGGCTGCGTTCAAGGCCAATCCGCCGACGATTGTGAAGAACAAGCGCGCCGGGTTCGACGGGAAGTCCGGCGGCCGCACCGAATACGGGTTCGCGACACTCGACCAGGTCGCGGCCGTGATCGGCGCCGCGCTCAGCAAGCACGGACTTTCCGCTGCTTGGCGGACCGCCCAAGCGGACGGCCGGATCAAGGTGACCTGCGAGTTGCGCCACGCGCTCGGCCACAGCGAGGAAACCAGCCTCGAGGCCGGAGCCGACACATCCGGCAGCAAGAACAACATCCAGGCGATTGGCTCGACGGTCACCTACCTATCCCGCTACACGCTCTTGGCCATCACCGGCCTGGCCGCGGGCGATGAGGACGACGACGCCAAGACTGGCGGTGCCGGCGACTTCATCAGCGCCGAGCAGAAAGCTACGCTCGTCGAGATGATGCGCGAAGCCGAGCCCGACCTCGACAAGCTCGCCGCGCGCACGACGCGGTTCCTCAAGTTCTTCAAGCTGGAATCGCTCGACGACCTGCCGGGAGCGCGCTTCGGCGAAGCGAAGGACATCCTGCAGCAGCAGATCAATGCCGCCAGCAACCACGGAGCGCACGCATGACCGAAGATCTTATCCAGCGGAGCGACGAGTGGAAGGCCGCCCGCGTTGGAAGTCTTGGCGCCTCATGCGTTCACGAAGTCGTGGCGCGCACCAAGAGCGGCTATAGCGCATCCCGCGCCAACCGCCTCGCCGCCATGGTGATCGAGCGCCTGACCGGGCGCCCGCAAGAGACCTTCGTCAACCAAGCGATGCAGCACGGAATCGACATGGAGCCCGAGGCGCGTGACGCCTATGCCTTCGTGCAGAATGCCGATGTTGTCGAGGTCGGGCTGGTGAGACACCCAAGGATCATCGGAAGCCACGCGAGCCCTGACGGTCTGATCGGCGATGACGGCCTTCTGGAAATCAAGGCGCCCCAGCCGGCCGCGCATCTCGCCACGCTACTCGGCGAGCCGATTCCCGAGAAGTACGTCACCCAGATGCTTTGGCAGATGGCATGCACCGGGCGCGCGTTCTGTGACTTCGCCAGCTACAACGCGGATTTCCCCGTCCATCTACGGCTCAAAGTGATCCGCGTTGTGCGCAACGATGCGCGGATAGCCGAACTCGAGCGCGAGGTCTCGCTTTTCCTCAACGACGTGGAAGCCGCGGTGAAGCGGTTGACCGATGCGACCGCGCCGGCAGCCGCTTAAGCCCAAGCGCAGCAGCGGCCTCCGCAAGATCGTCCGCGAGCGGTCGCAGGGCATCTGTGCCAAGTGCGGCCGCTATGATGCCAAGGGCGAGAGCGACCACATCCAGCCGCTTTGGTGCGGAGGCGCCGACACGCTTTCGAACCTGCAGTGGCTTTGCCGGCGCTGCCATCTGGGGAAGACGGTCGGCGAGACCCCGATTCGCGCCAAGGCAGACCGCCTCGCGGCGCGCGCCGAGCTCACCCGTCAACGCCGAGCCATCCGATGAGCGACACCGATTATCCCTTCCTCACCCGCTACACCGGAGACGGCTGGCAGATTATCGGCAAAGCCGCCCAGGAGCGCGCCGACAAGCGCTATGTCGTCGGAGCTCAGTATGTGGTCGAGATCAAGGAAATCCGCTCTGGAGCATCCCACCGACACTTTTTCGCCTGCGTCCGCGAGGCTTGGGCCAATCTGCCAGAAGCTATTGCCCTGCGCCATCCAAGCCCTGAACATCTGCGCAAGCACGCCCTGGTGAAGACCGGGTTCGCCGATGAGCGCGTGATCGTGTGCAGTTCCAACATCGAGGCGACGAAGCTCGCAGCCTACATCCGCGCACTCGATGATTACGCCGTGATCTCAGTCAACGATAATGTCGTTTCGTCGTGGACCGCCAAATCCCAATCGCAGACCGTCATGGACAAGGACCAGTTCAACGAGAGCAAGCGCGCTGTGTTGGATTATCTCGCGACGTTGCTCCGGGTCGCAAGCTCGGAACTCTCGAGGAACGCGCAAGATGTCGCTTAGGGAGCGCTAATTTTACCGTCCCGCATTGCGCACCTGTTCAATCTGGTTGTCGACGAAGCCCTTGACGATCTCTAGCCGCGCATCGGCTTTGGCGAGTTCGGCGCGCAACCGCTCGATCTCGGCATCCGCCTTCGTCAGATCATCGCGCAACGCTTGGATCTCGACACCAAGTGCGAATAGGCGCTCTTCGTGCTCGCTCACCTTCTCAGAATTCGGCACTACCGATCTCCTTGTCGCTCGCGATTGGCACCGGCCAGATCAGCACGGTGAACCGCCAGATGTCGATCCACCAGCGCCAACCGTAGAACTCGCAGCGGCCGATACCCCATACGCTGTAATGGCGCGGCATCACGCGGATCCAGGGGCGCGGGCGCGTTATCATCTCAACGCTCCAATCGCGGCTATGAACGCGAACATCAGGATCGCGCCCGGGAGGAACGTCGCGCATACGTCGCAGAAGCACTCCAGGCAA